TTTTAACCAGTCAACGCTCCAAAACCACGGAGCTGCCTCTGACTATTACAGCGGAGTGATTCAATGCAACGTCTATGTTCCCAAGTCTGCTGGTACGGCAGCTCTTGCGGCAGTTAGTGAATCAGTAATTGATGGTCTGACCTCCGTCAACGCCAGCGATTACACCGACACCTTTAGTGTGTCTCCAAGGGTTTTAGACATTACTGGGCCTAGTGCCTTGGAGCTTGAAGATCGTCCTCATTTCCTGGGAATTATTTCTTGCCAATTTACGGCAGTTGTATAGTATATTAGTTGAAACGACAATGCTTTATGCGTGCCACTGAACTGCTTCGTAACAGGTTTGGCGTTAGCCAGCTTTACAAGCATGAGGTCAAAGATGGCGACGAGGTAGTGCTTGAGGTGTATTGGCACCCTTTGACCATTTCAGAGCGAGAAGCAATTCAGAAAAAAACCAACGAAGACGACACCACCGACTTCGCGTTGGGGATGATGATTGAAAAAGCGTTAGATGCTGACGGCAAACGACTTTTTCAGGATGGCGAAAAAGCTGCGCTAAAAAACGCTGTTGAAGCGTCGGTGTTGCAAGAAATTCAGCTAGCCATGCTGAGTTCTGGAACGGCAAACAAGGTGGAGGATGCCAAGGCAGACTTGAAAAGCAAGTAACGATTGGTTCTTTATCTATTTTCTTGCAAAAGAGCTGGGCATGACAGTAGCCCAGCTTTCGCGGGACCTAACGCAAGAAGAGCTAATCGTCTGGGCTTGTGGCTGACTACGGCGTAAATATCGCGGTTGCGGTCAAAAACACCCAGGCCATCACCAAGCTTTCAAGAGACACGGACCTGCTTGGTCAAAAAATTAGAAATGTAAATGATGCTCTTGAAAAATTTGGCGATTTAAATGGAAAGACTGTTGTTAATTCGGTTGCTAACTTTAACAAAGAGCTAGCAAAAGCAGCAGATAATTTTAATAGTGTTCGTTTAGGAAGCGATAGAGCAGCTGACGCAGCAAGAAGCTTTGCGCGAGCCCAAGATTTAGCAAATGAAGCTCTTCGAGAGCAAGCGGCGTTGCTTGCACAGGTTCGCAACGAAGGCCGATCGGGCACTTTACGCGGTGGAACGCAATATAGTGGTCCGGCTGGGCCAGGTTTTTCCGGCCTGGTTTCGCGTCAAGCGTCTGCAACTGCACTTAGCTCGCCGCTTCCGCCCAGCGTGCCAGTAGCGCTTAGGTCGCCAATGCGACCGCAGTCTTTACTCCCGCAGATGGGAATGACTGCTCAAGCTGGCAAAATTGCAAGCGACATGGAGGATGTATATGCCTCTATTTTGCGCCTGACGGAAAAAGCAAACCAAGAGGAAGCAGAAAAACTGCAAACCTTGCGTCAAGGAACTAAAGAAGTTGAAGAGCTGGCTCAAAAGTATAGAGTTGTCAATGAAACACGAAAAACTGAAAAACAACTTCAGCTAGAAATGCGTAGGAGCATTCTTGAGACAAAACAAGCAGCTGCAGAAGAGGCCAGGATTGCAAATCAAGGTCTTTTAGATCGTCTAAGAAACCTTGAAGCTATTGGTGCAGAGCGTCGCGAGCAATTTATTCAATTCAATAAAGAGGAAAACGAAAAGCGACAAATACGAATGAGAGAGTTGGACTTTGAGGAACGACTCGCCAAGGTTCAAGCAAGAAATCGTGACAGAGCGGAAAGAGGGAGAAGAGCTACCAGTAGTGCGTTGATTGGTGGTGCATTTCCACTGCTGTTTGGCCAGGGACTAGGTGCAGCAGCTGGTGGTGCGGCAGGCGGCTTTGGCGGCGGAATGATTGGCGGTGAGTTTGGATTTGGCGTGTCTTTGATTGGAACGCAGATTGGCTCAATGATTGACCAGCTTGGTCAAAAAGCGATTGATTTGGGTAGAGCTTTGGATCCCCTGACTGCTGATACCGAAGCAGTAATTGATGCGGTTGGAAAAGCTGATACAGAATTTGCTCTTCTTGTTGAAGAGTTGGAAGCTGCTGGGCGCACTGCTGAGGCGCTTCAACTTGTAACAGACGAGCTAGAAAAAGTTGTTGGAGAGGATGGGGTTGAAGCGATTGAGCTGTTTAGCGCAGGCATCAGAGGTCTTCAGAACGATTTCACTGTGTTTATTACACAGGTAGCTGCAGTTGTTGCTCAAGCTATTAACGATCTAACGGGTCAGACCAGGCAAATCCAAGAGATACGAGAGGTCGGCAAGACTATCCAAGAAGCTCGCAAAAGCGACGATCCCAGAATTAAAGCTGCTATTGCTGAGCTAGATGCAATTCCAGAGTTTCAAGTTGACAAAAAAACTCAAGAAAAACGTGTAAGTACGCGCAAGAAAATTGCTGAACTTGTAACACGAATTGCGGCTGAAGAGCTTAAGGCAAGTCGAGATGCGATTGCTCGTGTCGCAACGGAAGAAAAAAGATTAACAACGCTGGTTCAGTCGGACAAGGTTGCTAGGGAAACAAGGTATTTGCTTGCTGCTCAAATTCAACTAGAAGAAGCTGGCAGTAATCTTTTAGATGAAAAGGTTGTAGCAGCTAGAAAAAGAGTTATTCAAGAGGAGTATTTAGCGGCATATCGTCAAGCCGAGGGAAGCGAGCAAGGGCAGCTATTGGCTGGGGATCAAAGAAGGCTTGCTTTGCTTGAGCTTGACAATGACATTGCTGCAGCTCAAACCAAGGAAACGGAACGGCTTGCTCGCGAAGCTCAAAAGACTACAAAAGAAAGAAACACCCAGATAACTCAGGCTTTGACTCTTGAGCAGAAATTTGCTGCTGAGTTAAAGCAACGTGAAGCAACAACTGAGCTAGAAGCTGACAAAGCTCGAATTGCTGCTGAATTTGAAGACCGGATGCGTCGAATTGAAAAGATAGGTGATGACACCCTTACGGCAGAGGCTCAAAGGCTTGCAAATCAGATCAAGATAACGGACGAGGCTCAAGCCGAGGCAAACGCACGTTTGCGTTCTCTGCAGGCTGCAAACGCGTTGAAGGATAGTCAAGCAGGATTCCAGATGCAGCTTGAAACATTACGAGCAAACGCTCCTGGAGCATTTTCTGGCCCGTTTGCTGGCTCGGAGCGAGCAGGTTTTCTGGGCGGTCTTGAAATGCAATTTGAGCTTGAAAGGAGGAATAGAGAAATTGAAACAATGCAAGGAAGGGTTTCTGCTGGAAAAGCTGATCAAGAGGACGTAGACAACCTTGTCGCTCTTCGCGATCAATACAAGCTTTATCAAACTCAAATTCTTGAAGCGACTGTTGCTCAGCAAAAATTTGCTGATGCGCTTGCTTTAACCCAACCTGTTACCGACAGCTTATTTGACAGCTTGATAGCCGTTGCTGATGGAACGAAGAGCGCAGAGGAAGCGTTTGCGGACTTCCTTCGCAGCATTGCATCAATGCTGGTCGATGCAGCCAAGCAGATGATCGCGCAGTACATCGCGATTGGCATTGCTCGGATGTTTGCAGGAATCCCTGCTTCAGGAAGTTCAAATCCCTTTCCAGGGCACCCAACGCACGATAAAGTGCCGATTCCTGCGCTCCCGCCTCTTCCTGGCGTTGAACCTAAAGCACTTGGTGGAGCGGTTGGCGCTGGTCGTCCTTACATGGTTGGCGAGCGCGGTCCTGAATTGTTTATCCCTGGAGCGCAGGGCAATATCGTTCCAAACAACGCAATGGGCAGCGCTAACGTAGTTGTAAACGTGGATGCTTCTGGTTCGTCTGTTGAAGGTGATGCTGATCAGGCTTCGCAGCTTGGCAAGGTAATCGGCATTGCTGTGCAGCAAGAACTGGTGAAGCAGAAACGTCCTGGCGGTCTCCTTGCAAGCTGATGGCTACCTTCCCTTCAATTACACCAACGTATGGGTTGCAAAAGAGCAGCGCACCAAACGTTCGTAAGGTGCAGTTTGGTGATGGTTACGAGGCTAGGCTGACGTATGGCATTAACCAGAACCCCAAGGTTTTCAACCTAACGTTTGAGGTGTCAGAGACTGATGCTGACACGATCGAAACGTTCTTGGATGCACGAGCTGCGGACTATGCCAGCTTTGACTTCACACCACCTGGCGAAAGCAGTGCG